CCGTAGAAGGAGGCTTAGATTGTACTTACCCTAATTGCAGAAGGGGAAAAGTTACAGGCGAACAACCCTATGTAATTTGGGATGGTAACTTAGATTTAGAAAGTTTATATCTCACATTACCTGCTGTGGCTAAATTAGCAATACAAGAAAACCCAACGGACTATATACAAAAGACGGGAAAAGTATCCTGGGGATATGTATTACATCCTGAGTGTGCAGCCGAATGGGGGATGCAGTTAATACAAGATGCTTTACGTACTAAACAGAGTGTTGGACGTATCTTATCTGGGCGTGAGGAAGCGGAGGGCGCACTAACAGAATTAGCCCAAGAACTAAATGTATCAATAGCCGAAATTAACACAGCGAGGTTTGGAACACATGACCAAAAAACGAAACTACAAGAAAGAATACGCGAACTACCAAGGCACCGCAGAGCAAAAGAAAAATAGAGCTGTGCGTAACGCTGCACGCAACACGCTGAAAGCCAAAGGTGTGGTGTCTACGGGCGATGGCAAGCACGTCAACCACAAGACTCCTATCTCTAAGGGAGGGGGTAACGCGCCTGGTAACCTATCGGTCAAGAAAGAAAGTACTAACTCCTCCTACCCACGTACTAAGGCAGGGGCAATGAAGGCTAAGAAAGGCGGCAGAGTTACCGGACGTAAGAGATAATATGTTTGAACATCTAAAGTGCGCTAACGACGAAGAAGTACAGTACACCTACGAAGATATTGTTGAAGAAGCAAATAAATATAATCGTGGTGACGCACCGGATATACCTTTAGTACCCCGGTCTACTTATAAAGACAGCATTCCTTATACAAGAAAGCTTAATTACCACATGCTGCAAAAATTTAACTGCGGCTACGATGATCCAAACGAACCCGTAATAATGAAAGGTGCATGGGAAGTCATGGCTCTTAATTACTCAGCACGGATACATTTTAATGAGGTAGTGCGAGAAAGGTTTTTACGTTTTTACAAAGCTACTATTTTAAGTGACAGAGATGCTGGACTATGGAAGGAAAAATTAGATACTTTAATGCACAAGAATAAATGGAAAAGACATTTATATTCTCAATCAACTAGCGAGGGTAACTGGACTCAGATGTCCCTTCTATACCAGAAAAGATTTAATATGATATGGATATTTGGCATTAAATATATGTTAACGGATGACCAACTTAAAATAGTTAAATCAATTTACAGACACATTAAAAAACTTACAACATTAACTAACCCAAATGAGGAGAAAGACAAATGGCAGCAATTAATACAACAGGCGATCTAAGAAAGTTTCTTTGCAGTTCTATTAACTCGGTAGCCAATGGCACGATGGACATATCTAAAGCCAAAGAAGTTACTAAGCTTGCAGGGCAAGTAAATGAATCGTTTTACTCTGAGGTTAAAGTGGCTAGATTGCAGATAGATTTACAAGAAAAAGCAACTAAGTTAGGTTCGTTGCTTGTAGCTGGTAAATAACTGATGCAGGTAGTAGACAACAAGGCGATTGTATTAAAAACCAAGCGCCCACATCTCATCACTGAGAACATAAAGAAGTACAAGATACTTAGTGAAGTGGATGGGGTTTTTAAAATAGTAGTGCCTTGGGGCTTACAAGAAGCACAAACTTTGGCTCATTTAAAAGTTAAAGACGTGCCCTCCCCCATTAGTCGTGACTACAAGTGGCCTGGGAAGCACACCCCCTTTGACCACCAACGTGTTACGTCCAGCTTTCTCACCCTCCATAAGAAAGCCTTTTGTTTTAACGAGCAAGGGACGGGCAAGACAGCCAGTGTTATATGGGCATCAGACTACTTGATGAATCGGGGGGACATAAAGCGTGTCTTGGTAATAGCCCCGCTGTCTATTATGAAGTCAGCATGGCAGCAGGACTTGTTCAAGTTTGCCATGCACAGGTCTTGTTCTGTAGCCCACGGTACTGCAGCGCAGCGCCGTAAGATCATTAACGCTGGCTCTGAGTTCGTCATCATAAACTTTGATGGTGTTGCTGTAGTTAAAGATGAAATTATAAACGGGGGCTTTGATCTCATTGTAGTAGACGAAGCTAACGCTTACAAAAATGCACAGACCAACCGATGGAAAATACTTAACGCTATAGCGGAAGAGGTACCCTGGATATGGATGCTTACAGGTACTCCAGCAGCACAATCCCCTGTAGATGCCTTTGGGCTGGGGAAACTTATTAATCCGAGGGGTATGCCTAAATATTTCGGTGCGTTTAGAGATAAAGTTATGTACAAGGCAACCCAGTTTGTATGGCGACCTAGATCGAACGCAGATGTCACTGTACATGCAGCGTTGCAACCCGCTATTAGGTTTGAGCGCGACCAATGCTTAGACCTCCCTGCTGTTACTTACGTTGAACGAGAGGCACCGCTAACCGCACAACAAAATAGATACTACAAAATGCTCAAAGAGAAAATGATGATGGAAGCTGACGGGGAACACGTTACCTCTGTTAACGCAGCCACAAACCTTAACAAGCTTTTACAAATATCAGGAGGGGCTGTTTACACTGACGAAAGGGAGGTTATCCAGTTTGATGTAAGTAACCGACTTAACGTGGTAAAGGAAGCTATTGATGAGTCTTCCCACAAGGTGCTCGTCTTTGTGCCGTTTACCCATACTATTAATCTGCTTGAAGAATTCCTTACCAAGAACAAAATAAACTGTGCAGTGATCTCAGGGAAAGTAACAGTCAATCGACGGGCGGATATTATAAAACAGTTCCAAGAAGAAGTTGATCCGCGTGTTCTTATCATTCAACCCCAGGCCGCTTCACATGGACTAACCCTTACTGCTGCTAACACCGTTATTTGGTACGCGCCTGTTACAAGCGTAGAGACATACCTCCAAGCTAATGCCCGCATCAATCGACCTGGGCAACATAATCCTATGGAAATAGTACACATCCGAGGTAGCGGAGTGGAGGACAGACTGTACACGATGCTCCAAAGTAACATTACTAACCACAACAAAATAATTGATTTGTACCGCCAAGAAATAGATGCTTGACAATGTAAAAGTCCCTGCTAAACTGGTTATCCCTTTTAGGAGGAGCGATGAAAAAATTAACAGCAGATCAGATGACCAGCGACTACATGCGAATCCGCGTAGCTGTTCAAGAGAAAGAAGAAGAAATAAAAAAATTGAAAGTTATCCAAGCCAAAATTACTGACAGTATGCTTGAGCTTTGTGATGAGCAAAACATAGATAGCTTAAAGACGGCAGCGGGGACAGTTACCCGACGAGTTGTTTCTACCTTTTGGACGAGTGATTGGGAACGGATGCACGAGTTCATCAAGGAACATAATGCGTTTCACTTGTTGGAGAAACGTATACACAACGGGAACATGAAAGAATTTCTCGCAGACAACCCAGACGTTACTCCTACTGGCCTACAGGCTAAGAACAAGTACAGTATTTCTGTGCGTAAACCAACACCTAAGTGACGTTGCTTACTACGGATGACAACTTCTTCGTTAATAAAGCTACGGGAGAAATTACTAAAGCTATACAAGTTAGCATAGTAGATGATGGGGCGCTTTCCCGCAGCTACTACTCTAAGTACGGACAGTTAAAGTGCTGGTCACTAAACACAGAGTTTCCCGATAGCGCGGTACCTGCACAGACTGTACAAAGTAATAGGTGCGTTGACTGCCCCAGGAATGTAAGTAGGTCGGGGGAACGCACCAGAGAATGTAAGTTTTTTACCGAAATTAAGTTGGTATTAAACAACACACATGCAGTGAGTAAGTTACGAGTTGCGGGAGGAAGTTTATTCAGTAAGGCTGCCAACGCTATGGGCCTGTACGAATACAAAAAATTCCTCAAGAACAATGGGGAACAACTCAACACTGTAAGTACCGAAATACGTTTTGCCGATGATTCATTGAGACGCACGATGTATTTCAAACCAGCCAGCCTCGTAGCCGAGGGTGAGCAGGAGAACCTAACTCGGCTAATGTTGGACTGTGCCGATGCAAATAACCTTTTTAATGAGAGTGCAAATATGAGTAAGTTACCAAACT